TAGAAGATGATACTGAAAAATTATTCAATATTGACAGTCCTAGCACTGACTAGTGGTTGCTCACTACTTCCAACAAAAGAAGTAGAAATTATGAGTAAACCAGTGCAGATAGAAATTATGCAACCAACATTACCAAGACCCGTAGAGCTAACAGCTCCTAAGTGGTATGTAGTATCTGAAGCAAGAATTGTAAATCCTTGTGTAAAGAGATTACAAGATGATGGCTCAATGAAAAGACCAAAAACTTGTCTACAAGAGGATAGAGAAAACCCTGAATGGCCTGAAGGATATACATACTATGATAAGTTCATAGATGAAATCAAATCACAAAATAGTGGAGACATTCTCTTTGTTGCAACAACAATAGGTGATTACAAGGTGATGGCAGAGGATATGCAAGAGTTAAAAAGATATATTAAACAAATGGGCGAAGTAGTAATATACTATCGTGAGGTAACAACCAATGATGCAGTGGATAAGGAATCTAATTAATTTATGGGGATTCCATAAAGATAGTAAGTGGTTTGAGAAAAACCCTGCTGCACAAGTACGCTTCGAAGATAACGAAGATTGGATAGAAGAATTAGAAGAAAGAATTATAGAACTAGAAGAATTAGTTCATGAACCATCTCCTGTAAAACTAGAAAAGAGAGTAGAAAAACTAGAAGAATGGGCACACCCTAAGTGTGGAATAGAAGGATTTGATGGTTATCAACCTTTAGTTGATAGAATAGAAAAGTTAGAAAATAAGGTATTACCGAGGTTTAAAAATATAAATGATAGATAGTCAAAAATTAATAGAAGTTTTAAAACAAGGTGTCGTAGAGATTACCTTTAGAAGTTTAAAGAGTAATAAAACTCACAGTAGAGAGTATACAACTCATGAGAGTTTTATGAAAGCAGGTTTCAAGCAATCCGAATCAGATAAAATTATTTGTTATGATGTGGAGTTTGAAAAGCTAGAGGACATAGATGTATCTACTATAGAGAAGTATGTGCCTCTGCAAAGGCTGTCGTAAGACAGAATAGGATAGGAAAATGTTAGAATTTTTCGAATGGATAATCAGATGGATTCAAGTAGTCCCTTGGTTGGTAATGGGAGCATCATTAGTTGCTGCCTTAACGCCCACCCCAATAGATGATGGCTGGGTAAAGAAAATCTACAAAGTGTTAGATTGGGTTGCCCTAAACATCGGCAAAGCAAAGGATAAATAATGGCAGACGAAGCACGAGATAACAGTAGAAATGAAGTAGAGATAGATTTAGATAAGTATATGTCTTTAATCGATAAACTCGATACTGCAGAAGATACTATAAAAGAAATGCAACTAGAAGCTGCTGAAGCTAAGAAAAGATTAGCACCACCAAAGAGAAAGTTTATGGATTTATTTTTAGATGATAATGATGTAAATGAAAAAGCTATAATTGGTTTTATCTCTTTTGGGTTTATGATTATATTTGCAATATGCGATTTAGTCACGGCTTTTATGGGACAAGATTTATTATTTTCAGATACAATTTATACCTCTTTAGTAGTGGTAACCTTAGGAGCATTTGGAATCTCAGAGGCTGGAAGAGCCTTTGGTAAATAAAAAAATAATACTTGACATTTGGTTATATTTTTAGTATAATATGTAATATGAATTTATTTTATTTAGACGAAGATTTAGACAAGTGTGCAGAATACCATGTAGACAAGCATATAGTTAAGATGCCTCTCGAGGCGGCACAGCTACTATGTACTGCTATATGGGTTGATGAAGTATTAGGATTCACACCTCGTGCATTAAATGCCGAAGAACGAGAAGCCCTCAATTCAAGAAAGTCAGAAATCAAACACCTTCCCCTAGAAGAAAGACCTCTGACACCATATCTACCCATGATGTATAATCACCCTTGCACGATATGGACAAGGTCTTCGCTAGATAACTTTGAGTGGGTTCATTGCTATGCTAACGCATTAAATGATGAATACCATTACCGATATGGCAAACTTCATAAGAGTGTAGAAGAAGTAATAAATAAGCTACCAGACCCGAAGAATATGCCACGCAAAGGACTCACTCCATTTCTTATGGCAATGCCCGATGAACTGAAAGATGAAACTGATGTTATCGGGTCATACCGCCTATATTACCACACAGATAAAGCAACATTTGCTAAGTGGTCGCATCGTGAACAACCAGATTGGTGGGACGAAGGACTTGCTTGGTATGATAAAAGAATAACAGCAGGATAATGGAAGTATTCTTAGGGATATTAGTCATAACTGTTGCTGGTTTCTTTGCTTATATGTCAGGACACTTAGTTGAAGAAAGTAAGAAAGGCAAAAAGATTCCACTACCTTGGGAAGAAAAAGAAGAGGATTGGGATATGCTACCTGATGTAGAAGATTTAGAAAAAATAGTAGAAAGAGAACTTAAAAAACTAAACATTAAAGAATGAAACAACTTTGGAATGATTATATGAAAAACATAGTAGTAATTTATAGCACACCTAATTGTCATTATTGCACAATGGCAAAGAATTTAGCAGAGCAAAGAGGTTGTTCTGTTGAGTATAAAGTTTTTGGAAAAGACTTTCAGAAAGAAGATATGTTTGAGACCTTTCCAGGGGCAAGAACATTTCCACAGATTATACTCAATGGAGAAAAAATTGGTGGTTACACTGCTTTAGTGGAGATGTTAACTGATGAAGTTTAATGAAGATAAAGTATTAAACTGGGTATCTAACTACATTTTATCTACATATGATGCTCATTATGGTAAAAATAAGATACAAACAACTGAGTTTGTATTCGATTCTCAACATGGAGAAGGATTCTGTATCGGAAACATAATTAAATATGCCCAGCGATACGGAAAGAAAGATGGGCATAATGAAAAAGATTTATTGAAAATAATTCACTACGCAATTATATTACTAGGAAGTGAACATTATGATAAGAAGTAAATCAGGAGAAAAGTTATCATTTGATAACATAGAACGAGTTCTCTCACAACTCGAAAAGGATAGTCCTATAACTAAAAAGGAAGCCTGTGAGATGCTGAATATTAGGTATAACACGACCAGACTTCAGAAAATCATAGATGACCACCTTGAAACAAAGGCATTTCGTGAAACACGAAAAAACCAAAACAAGGGTAAAATGGCTACAGAAGATGAAATAACTTCAGTAGTTAAAATGTATTTAGATGGTTATAATATATCTACTATCGCAGATAGTATTTATCGTTCCCCAGCTTTCGTTAAAAATATAGTAGAAAGAATGGGTATACCACAAAAGTTAGCAGAGTCTGACCATGAAGGAAAGAGAAGAGCCATACTACCAGAACAGTGTGTAAGTGATAAGTTTACCGTTGGAGAAAAGGTATGGTCACCAAGAAATAATAAATTTGCAGAAATTATAGAGGAGTTTGATACTCCATACAATGAAGAAAAGTATGGGTGTCCTTGCTATAGACTGTGGGTTTTAGAACCTTGTGATACTTCTAAAACATTCTTCCCTTGGTTAGACGGGAGTAGAACGGGGTTTACAAGTTTTGCTCTCGCATATGAATTAGGAAGTCTCAGGCATTTAGAAAAATATTTATAAGGATTAATATGTGGGAAATTTTATTGGCAGTCTATCTGTCTGGGTTATTGATGGCTATGTGGAAACTATGGCTACCAATACATAGAGAAATACGAAAAGTAGCACCATACTCATTAGTTGGAAGATATCCAATTACTATGTTTCTAACTGTTTTCTTTATGTTTGCAGTTGCTTGGCCTATGGTAGTATGGGCTAGTTTAAGTGATGAGTATTCAGATAGTTTTAAAGACGCATTTATTGATGGAGCAATTAAAAAAGATGAAAGACAATAATTATTCAACATATGTAGAAGGCAATCTTCGAGCAGACACTATAAAGTTAGATGGGCATTGGGGTTGCAGATTTTATGTAAACGAAGAAGTAGTAATGACTGAATTTTACAAAGGACATAGTGAATCATACGCAGAAAATGCGGCTGAAAACTATGTATTAGGAATTAAAAAGATATGAGCAATTATAGAGAAAGATTAGTAAAAGCATTAAAAAAGTTATATGAAGGAGCTATAGAAGCCCATATAATGAATATAGAAGTGCTATTAGGTTCTCATGTAGGTTTAGCTGAACATGGAGATATAATTGAAACCATTGACTCAGAGTTAGAAAAACTCGCTGCATTAGAGGATAAATTAGAAGTATTAAATAAACATTTCTAAAAATAGTTCTTGACTTCGCGTTTAAAATCTTCTATAATATATAAATGAGTGATAGATTTTATATGCAAATGAAAGAAGCCACGGGCTGGTGTCCTGGCTTGCCAGAATCTTACAAAAATAAAAGGAGAAAAAATATGTCTTGGACAGACGAGAAAAAACAAGAAGCAGTAGATATGTATACTGCTGAAGAACCTACTCCAGAAAATAGTATGGAGATAGTAAAAGACATCGCAGAGCAATTAGAAGAATCTCCAAACGGTGTTAGAATGATACTTACAAAGGCAGGTGTATATGTCAGAAAAACACCAGCAAGAAGTAGTTCTAGTGGCTCAACAGGCGGTGGTAGAGTAAGTGTTGCAGGCGCACAAGCCGACCTTACAAGTGCTTTGACAGATGCAGGTCAAGAAGTTGACGCTGCGATTATATCAAAGTTAACAGGTAAAGCAGCAGTATACTTTACAGGTATAGTAAATAACTTAAACAATTAATTTAGTTTAGTTTTTCGCTAGGGTAGTTATACTGCCCTAGTTTTTTGCATCTTGTAGATGTAACCAAAAGTAGTACAATTCAAAATATCATTTGTTAGATATTACTGGAGGAAACATGACAAAAGATGAATTTAAAAAGAAAATAGATGATGCAGGCGATGCAGTCATCACTTACAGAAGTAAGAATTCACGCAGACTGAAATATAATATATGCACTAGAGATTTCTCTACTACTTACATAAAGGAGAAGAAAAATCGGGCTAAAGAGTCACACGATACAGTCCTCCTATTTTGTTGGGACACGGATTCGTATCGTCTTTTAATGCCTAAGAATGTAACTAGCATTGTGCCATTAAATAGGATAATTAAAAATGATTGATTTAAGCGCACCAAGTATATATGAAAGAGTTATCAATGAAAAAGATAATCAACAAATACGATTAGTTATAAATACATTTCGTGGAGTTGAGTATCTATCCCTACGAAAATACTACTTAGACTTTGATGAAGAATGGTTGCCTTCAAAGGAAGGTATAACTATGCCCATAGATTTAGAAAATGTGCAGGAAATGTTCAAAGGTTTAGTAGAAATTTTATCCCTTGCAGAAAGTAAATCAATACTAGAATCAGAGTTCAAAGATATATTAGATGAAATATACCTAACCTAAAAATAGTTCTTGACATATCCTTAAAAAATTGTTATAATATACATTATGATAATAAAAGGAACATTACAATATGACCAGCACGGTCGCAGAAGAAAGACAGTTAGAACAAAACGCAAGACCACTAGGTCTAAATGGAAAAGTATTGGGGCTGTAGCTCAGTCGGGAGAGCGTCGCCTTTGCACGGCGAAGGTCGAGAGTTCGAATCTCTCTAGCTCCACCAATGCAGGTAAGGGAACTAAAGTAGACAACTCGTGGAAACTTGAAATAAGTAAGAAGTATACCATTGCACCAGCATACAATAAAGGTGCATACCAAGTAATCCCTCGAGAAGATGTTGAACATATCGGAAAATAGTTCTTGACAAATGGTTAAATTTTTAGTATAATATATAAATGTTAGAAAATCTTATCAAACGAGCAAAAGCCGAATACTATAGTGGAACTCCCATTATGAGTGATGAGATTTTTGACTACCTTGTAACTATGGCGACAGAAGAAAGTATCGGATATAAAAGTTCTTATGAACGAAGATACAAACATTTGTTTCCATTGTTTTCCCTCCAGAAAGTAATAAGTGGTATCGACACTGCTCCAGATTGGGGCAGTGACGATTTTATTACTACTGCAAAACTAGATGGTGCTGCAGTAAGTATATTATATGGTGGAGGAGAGTTTCAAAAAGCCTTAACACGAGGCGATGGAATCGAAGGACTAGATATAACACATAATATTAGACACTTAGTTCCAAATGAAATCGAACATCAAGGAGTGCTACAAATATCAGGAGAAGTAGTAGCACCTAAAACAATTCCTAATGCAAGGAATTATGCAGCAGGAGCGCTTAGTTTAAAAGACTCCACAGAATTTAAGAAGAGAGACTTATCATTTATAGCACATGGAGTCTCTCCATATCCAACAGATAACTATGTTTCAGACATGAGATTTGTTTCAAATCTTGGTTTAGAAACTGCCATTGATAGTGACTACACAAAGTTCCCACAAGATGGCTCGGTATTTCGCATAGCACAAAACGATAGGTTTGATTACTATGGCTATACCAGTCATCACCCCAGAGGAGCATTTGCTCTTAAGAAACAGGAAACAGGAGTAGTCACTGTCCTCCAAGATGTTACATGGCAAGTAGGAAAGTCAGGAGCAGTATCTCCTGTAGCCCACTTTGAGCCTATAGACATTGAAGGAGCAACCGTATCAAAAGCTACCCTACATAACAAATCTATAATTGAAGCACTTGATTTAAAAATCGGGTGTAAGATAGAAGTAATACGAGCTGGTAAAATTATACCACAAGTATTAAGGAGAGTAGACTAATGATGGAACCATTTGCAAATGTAAATGAAGCCCTAACATTTTTAGGGTTATTCTTTGTAGCAGTGGTAGTAATACCCTTTGTGTTTATGAAAATAGGAGAATGGCTATATGACTGAAATAGAAATGCTAAAACAACAAATAGCACAACAAACAGAACAAATATACAAATTATATCAAAGAATAGAAGAACTAAATGAAATACTCAAAGAAAGAGATAGAGAACAGCAAACGCATATATAAGAGTGCAACTCCTAAACAAACTTTAGATTGGTATGTAAAGTGGGTAGCCTCAGTTATACTACTATGTGCTATGATGTTTAGAGCAGAAGGACTATATCCTTTAGCAGATTTAACTTTATCTTTTATAGGAGTCACGCTGTGGCTATGGGTAGCTCTCATTTGGAGAGACAGAGCTTTAATAATATTAAATGCAGTTGCAATGTTAGTATTAGGCTCAGGTTTACTTCGTCAATTCACTCCTCTCATTATTGCATGAGTGGAGTATATAATCAAACTTACTTCGATAATCACCCTCATGAAAAAGAAAGAGAGGGTGTTTTGTATGGAGTTATTCTAGTTAACCAAAGAACTTTTGAAAGAGAATGTATCAAAGTAGGTATTGCTAGTGGAAAAGACTGGCGTCATGTAATAAAAAGAAGTCGTGGATTCAAAGGGTATGACTTACGAATCCAGAGAACATATACTGACACCATCTACAACTGCTGGAAAATAGAGCAAGCCCTTCACAAACAGTTTGAACATGACAGTTATAAACCCAAGCAAAAATTTGGGGGGCATACTGAGTGTTTCAAAATTTCTTCCCTTATTTTGAGGGAGTTCCCAAAAAATAGTTCTTGACAAATGGTTAAATCTTTAGTATAATATAATTATAAAAATGAAAGAGAGGCAGAATTTGAGAGAAATAATTATACCGACACATTGTCCAGCTTGCAACACAGAGTTAGATATTGTGAACGACCAATTATTTTGTAGAAACTCAAATTGTTCTGCTCAAGGTTCTAAGAAGATAGAACACTTTGCCAAGTCTTTAAGTATTAAAGGTTTAGGAAAAGCAACAATCGAAAAGTTAGAACTTCAGGACTATCATGACATCTATGCTTTATGCGAAGATGAAATAGTAGTTCTTTTGGATTCGGAAAAACTTGGGGAG